AACAAAGGCTTGGAGTTCGTGAACTCAATCCAAGAAAAGGAAATCTACTGGGGCAACGCGAAGATGTCCGCGCCGGTAAACGACAACGGTGGCGGAAACTACGGCCCGACTGAATACGATTAACCATGCCGACACGCTGCGCCAACTGGCCCGAAGCTCTCGCCGCCTACATCGACCGCAAACGCAACGAGCCTTTCGCTTGGGGCGTGAACGATTGCTGCTTATTTGGAGCCGACTGGATTCAGCTTTGCACCGGACTCGACCCAGCGGCGACCTTGCGCGGCACTTATGACCGCGCGCTTTCTGGCGTGCGCGTGCTGGAAAAACACGGCGGGCTGATCGGAACTATTGAGACGCACATGGAGCCTCTAGGCTTCAAGCCAATCGGCCAAGGATTCGCGGCGCGCGGTGACATTGCGGTGCGCGATTGCGGCAACGGCGACACGATGGGAATCATGCTTGGTTCAACGGCAGCGTTCGTCGGCAAGGATGGACTTTTGTTTGCTGAATTAAACGACGGCGTGGAAACGCGCTTCTGGAGAATCTAAAAATGCCACAAGCAATCGCAATCGCTGTTTTATCAAATTTCAGTTTCGCCACCGTCGCGGGCGCAATTAAGGCGGTCAAATTTTTGGCGGCAGTCATTAAGTTCATCGCGATAACCGCGTCCTCAATGGCCGCGTCCAAGCTCCTCGCGCCAAAGGCTCCGAGCTATTCCGATTCATCGCTTTCGCAGCGCTCGCAAATGGTGCGTTCGCCAATCGCTGCGCGCACGCTTGTTTATGGTCGCTGCCGCGCATCGGGCACCGTGGTTTATATGTCCACGACCGGAAGCAAAAACGAGTATCTGCACATCGTGATTGCTCTGGCCGGCCACGAGATTGAGGAAATCGAGGAGGTGTATTTCAATGACGATCTCGTGCCGCTCGTCAGCAACACGCCGACCGGATTTTACAACGGCGTCGCACGCGTAAACAAGCATCTCGGCGTGAGCGGTCAGACGGCGGACACCGATCTGATCAACGACACGGCCAGCCTCACGGACGGCAAGTGGACGAGCGATCACAAGCTGTCTGGCATCGCTTACCTTTATGTCCGCCTGACTTGGGACACCGAGAAATTTCCGAGTGGTATTCCGAACATCTCGGCAGTCATCAAAGGCAAAAAGGTTTACGACCCGCGCTCGACTTCGACCTCTTACTCAGCAAACGCCGCGCTGTGCTTGCGCGATTATCTGACCGACTCCGCGCTCGGCATGGTTAATCGTATTCGGTCGGGCCGTAGTTTCCGCCACCGTTGTCGTTTACCGGCGCGGACATCTTCGCGTTGCCCCAGTAAATTTCCTTTTCTTGAATTGAGTTCACGAACTCCAAGCCCTTGTCGAGCGGGTAAAGATTCTTTTGCTCCTCGTCGGTGTAACGCACTTCGCGCGGACGCCGAAAATCCACGAGCTTATTTTCGGCAGTCATGCCAATCGTCGCGTTCTGCCCGTCATCGTTAATGCTCATCACGTCCATGCGGCCAGAGAAAACCGTGATCGGCGACGAGACGAGCGAGCCGCTGGAATCGAGCGCGCCGAACATCACCGAGCAAGCCTTGCCTTGGTAGTTCTCGGTAAGCGCTACGGCAATCAAAGCGGTCGGCACGCCTGACAACTGCATCGAGATACCGCGCGCAGCGAGGTCGGTCGTCTCCTCGACTGGCGAGATCGTGCCGAGCGTGCCAATGCCGAGATAGCCGGTGCCAGCGTAGGTGATCGTGCCGTAACCACTCCAAAGATTCACCGGAGTTGCGAACGAGAGCGACGCGAGAATGATCGGAGAGAGTTGCGACGCGCTGACCTGCGTCGTCATGTCGTTGCTGAGAGAGCGTCCTGCGGTGGTTATGCTCATTGCGCGACGTCCTCCATCACGTTAAACGACACGCCGTAGAACTTGGCCGTGTCGATGCTCCATTGCGTCGAAGGCTCGGCGAGGCGGAACACGCCCTTAGCGTTGTTGTAAGTGATCGCGGTGCCGCCAGCGTAGGATGAGCGCAGGACTGGAAACACGTCCACCGATGACGACGAGTTTACTTGCACGACCTTGTAAAGCGAAGTCGAGATTTGCAGCCAATCGCCCGCAGCGAAGGAGCCGGTCGCTCCGCTGATGCCTAGCGTCGTTCCGTTGGCCGTAGCCGAGGACACGGTGAGCGTTCCGGTCACGTTGCCGCGTGGCGTCGGGTTAGCGAAGTCTTGAAAGTAGAACGTGCCGCGCTGGGCCATGAGCAGAAACGCGATGACTTGCTCTGCCGCGGTGCGTGTCATTGGTGGGCAATCCACGGTGCCAATCCAGCCTTGGCCTTGCCAGTTGTATTGCTGCACCTGCATCGTGAACGGCGAGACGTTGCGCGAGACTGCGCTGAGTCCGGTCAAGGACAGACGCGATGCTTCAAGCGCAGCGGGCGGCGTGAGTGGATAGGAGATTGCCATGATGTTTACGCGAAGGCTGAACGATACGCGCCACCACGGCGCACCATGTCTGGAATCTCGGCTTTGAGGCGGCGACGTTCTTGCTCCAAGATCGGTGCGAGTTCGCTGCGCGTGACGCCGGCGGCGATGTTGTAGTTCACGTTGATCGAGGAACCAGCCGAGCCACCACCTTGGTTCATGTTGGAGTTTGAAACGATGGAGCCGCTGGCGTGTGGCACGAATAATTCTGGGCCTTTTTCGCCGACTATGTAAGGACTGTTGGCTGAGACTGGGCCACCCATAGCCATGAATGGAAGTCCTGATATAGCGTTGCCAATTCCTTTTGCGAGAGGAGCCGTGATGACATTTTGAAACACTAGACGAACAAGATCGCGTGCAATTTGTTTAAGCACTTCGCTAAATTTTTCGCCTGATAAAATTGCGTCCTCAAAACCCATAGCAATAATTTCGCCAGCTTCCATGCTCAGTCGATTTTGCTCTCTGTATAAAACGGCCAGCTTTTCGTTTACGTCAGCAAGTTGAAGTTTCCGTTTGATTTCTTTTTCTTGCGTGTCGGCTGCAATCGAAGTTCTTAGTTTGTCCCCTTCTACCGCTGCGCCCATTAACTTTGCGCGAAGTTGCTCCAAGTCTCTCAACTGAGAAACCTTGTCCAGTTGGTCGCCATAAAGACCAGCGTTTGATTTTGCCAAGCGTTCATTTGCCGCAAGCATTTCTGCCGAAACGGTAAGTTTATCTTTTTCTATTTTTTCGGTGAGTCTTAAAATTTCGAGATTAACTCCGTTCAATGAAATTTCGTTTTTCTTTGCATTGACCACTCCTTGTAAATCCGTCGCTGGTTTAGCTACCAGCACATTCAATCTTTCCTGAGCAATAATGAGAGCTTTAAGATTTTGCTCATCCGTATTTCTGGCGCGAGCAAGCGCCATCGCGGAGTTGATTGCTTCGTCTCCTAAATTCATTAGCTCATCTTGGAGCTTTTGAGTTTCTTCTGATTGTCCGGTAACAAACCGAGCAATCTTTTCGGACATATCTTGAAGGTTAATACCTAACGCGGTGGCAAGTGCAGCGCCGATTTGCTTTCCGTCGAAAGCCTTCTTCATGAATGAACCTGCGGCCTCGGACTGACCTTTCAGTCTTTGCAGCGAATTTTGCACGCTCGCAAACGCTGCCTTGGTTGCGTCAATCGCTCTGAGTGTAAATGATGCTTCAGCTGCCATGATGTTTTCTCAGTCGATTTTGGTGGTTAATGTAAGCAAGCCAGCCGTTCATTTCTTCAACTGGCATTGCGAGGACTTCGTGAGCGAATTTGCCGAGACGTTCAGCGATGGCATAGACGGCGAGGAGGTCGGCACCTTCATCGCCGCCAATTAGTTTTTTAAGTCGTCGAGCTTCGCGGAGCTGTCCGCAAGAATCTCATTGGCGACGCGCGCGACCACATTGCTGTCGGCTTTGTTGAGCAAGGTCGGCTTGTGCTCGATGGTGAACAGCTTCTTTCCGCTCTCGTCCGTGGCCTTCATGATGAGAATGTCCACGAGCAAATCCATATCGTTGTTCTGAGACTTTTTATAGACTCGGTTCTTCTCGGCCAACGTCATTGGCGTAGAGAAGATCACGAGTTTCCATTCAGGAACTTCGATTCGTTTAGTGCCGAGGTTGTTGAAGTGTTCGCGGACGAGGTCAATGGCTTCCATGTGTGTTTTGTTTTGTGTTTTTTCCTAGCGTTAAACGGTCAGGGTCGAGAGCGCGCCGTTGCCTTCAAAGGCAATCGAGCCTTCGACAAGACCATCGAACGAAGCCGAGACGTCGAACTTCGTGACGATGGCCGAGCCGCTGTAATAAACGTCAGAGGACGTCGCGCCCTCTGGATAGAGGTTGAGCGTCACGGTCGAGCCGATGGTGATCAGGAGTTGGCCGGCGTCGGCTTCGTCCCAGTAGAGATCGCCAGACGCGCTCCAAGTTTTCATCGAGCTTTGACGCGTGCGATAGACGTCGCCGATCACGCTGTCCTCGACGGTGTCAGAGGAGTGCGAGAGCGCGTAGTTGCGGAGTTCACCGATGGTGGTGGACGAGACTTTGATTAGGCCTTCGCGGCCAAGGTGGTTTGCCATTTTAGTCGTTGGTTAAATATATGCAGTTGAAAGTGTGACGTGCGGTGCCCCAGCGGCGTTCCTCGTCGGGTTCGATCACATATTCGACATTCGTCAAATGAAGGTCGCGGCAAGCACCGCCGAGCGTTACGTCGGTTAAGACTGCGGCTTCGACGGCAGCGGAGCCGGTGTCGAAAAGATCGTCGATCAGGTAAGTGCCGCTCTCTGCCGTGAAGTAATCAACGACGAGTTGAAGCTGGCGGTACTGCGTGCGATTGCTTGGGCCGAGCGTGCGAACTTCGATTTGCTCGGTGACGGCATAGACGGCGGCAGATGGAAAACTAATGCTGGCGAGCGTGTTGTTGCGACCGCGCAGGATGTTCGCCGTTGGCACAACCAGAGCGGACGTGAGTGCGGTTGCGGTGGCGTTGCGAATGTTTGTGCGTGTGCTCATGCTTCTTTGTTATAGGTCACGACTCCAGAGGATGAAATTTTGGCAAAGCCTAAGTTCACGGCTCGATTGACAAGAATCGCGTTCACTTTTGAGAGAGTGATTTTTTCACGAATACGAAACGCACTATCAACCGCGCGCTGCAAATCGGGAATCTTATTCCCAGAAGTTGAGGCAATGACATAAGGATTGGTTTTGAAATTCGACTGAACTCGACCGGCCTTTGACGAGAATTTACGAATCCATGCAGGAACGCGAATACCGCAAGACAACGCAGCGGACGCGAAACCAGCTTTTCCCCAGCCGACTTTTGCTTGAACGTATTTTAAATAAGCATCAGCCGATTGATCTGAAATCCACATCTGATCTTGAACCTGCCAGCGACCAACTTTGCTGCGTGAAACTGCTTTTGGTCGTCCGCGAGAATTTAAGTTTTGCTTGTGCCACGTTTCCATTTCGGAAATTGAAGCACCTTCTCTCCAAAACTTTCGATAGATACCAATGCG